GATCGACTTCACGTTGTTGATGAGTTTTTTGTTCTCCGCCGCTCCTGTGGCGTTTGTCCTTTCGCCAGTCCACTTCCCTTCGAGCAGTTCCTTCCAGCGGTTTTTTGCGGCGAGAATTTTACCTCCAAAGTCCCCGACGTTGCTCGCCCCGCTGTCCATAAGTTTCTGCTTCAGCAGGTAGGTCAAAGCCTGCGCTGTGAAGTCATTGTTTTCCGGCTTGTTGATTGTGTCAACGAAATCCTTGATGTTGAATTCCGCTTCGATGATTAAAGCCGCTTCCTTGTCGTCTGTGTATTTGGACAGTTTTAAAACTGAACCGTCCAAAGTCCACTTAACTATTCTCTGTGCCATAATCCAATCCTTTCATGATTGTTGAAAAGAAAGCTGGCACAATGGAAGGTATGAATTTTAATTCATGGTCATTATGAGCCTGCCAGATACATTATTTTATTTCAATGTTTTTGTTGTCCTTTGCTGATTGGATTAACTCAATCCAATCATTCTGGATTCGTTTTGCGCTACGCAAGCAACACCAGATTCCGAATCCGATAATGTCTTGCTGTGTACTAGAAAAATCTTCGAAGTTAGGGAATATCTCACGTATATCAAATATTTTATCTTCGTGAATCATAAAATTTTCGTTTCGTTTCATTGTTTTGCCTCCAATTTTTGGCAGGCTTACAATGACCATGAATTTGTTTTTTCTTATCGCGGTCTATCCGTTTGATTACTTGGACGTTTCGCTTTTACGTCGCCGCGCTGTTCGTTTCCACAAATTCCGAGGCGAAATGGAAACGTATGTTAATGACTGCCTCATTGAAATGACGTGGAATGATATCCGGTCTTCCAATCCCGATGCCTCCCGTAAACGGGAGGTTTTCGTCATGTTCGGTATATGTTAATGCACGGCCTGTGCCAAAATTGCTCCGGCGCGAAAATTTTTGTAACCTGTTGATTTTATTCAGGTTTTTGATGAAAATATTTTCATTGAAAATTTGGCATGAATTGTGCAGGTGACAAAAATTGTCCAGCGAATTGGACAAAAACGAAAAACCTCAATGAAATTAACCATTTACGAGCTGGACAAAATTGTCCACCAGCTGGACAAAATTGTCCAATGACTGAGCAGTATTCGAAAACTGACCGACGGTCATGAAGCCGCATGTACCGCGTGCAATCACTCGCTTCCATCAGCTTGTTCCATCATTTGATGGAGAGAATGAATTGAACGGCTGTCCAAAAATTTGGATGGTTGTTCAATTTCAGCGGATTGGATGGAGGCGAAAAATTTTCGCTCGGTGCGAGGATGCAGGGGGAGGTGCAAGGGCCATGCGACGGCTGGCGACGACGGGAAACAAGCCCCATTCTCCCCCAGTCAAATTTTTAGAGCAAGTCCACTTAAACCACAAAGCAAAGCTTTGAACAAAGCAAGCTTTGCGTGAGTGGAGATGTGTCCAAAGCAAGCTTTGAGTGGTTCAATTCCCGCCGGTAGAGATGTGTCATTTTTTGACACCTTTTACTGAGTGTGGACAAATTTGCGCGGGCCGGTTTGGTGGTCGTTTGGAAATGGTCGTAGTAATCGAAATATTGACCGTGGTGGGGTTTTAATCCGTCACCAATACAATCCGGTCAACAACCAAACAAAAACGCCGTAAAACGCATCACGCAACATTCGTGCCAAAATATCACAAATTTCCAAAAATAGTACTTGACTTTTATTTCATTTTATGTTATAGTGTTGCTGTAAAATAGTAAATTCAGATTGTGAGACTTATGACAGCAGAGGAAGTTCGTTCAAGCATGGAAGAAATCTTCACTCCCACCGGAGGCGGTGTTGTCGCAGAGATGAAGTTTGACTTCAGAAAGATTAAAGCAAGTTATATCTGCTGTGCGAATGAAAGGGAGTTTCTTTGTACAAGATTTGAATCCACTGCGAGTGGAGCCTGTAAGTTTAAGGATGATGTTTTTTGTCTTTCAATCTAGGGAGCATACTTGATGGGAAGTCTTGAGCCAGGAGCAACATTCATAACCCCCGCGCCCACACCTGGGAATGGTGGTAGCAAGCGAAAAGACTTCGATGTTGAAGCCGCGCTGGACTTGCTCATGCGGGGGGAGAAGATGCCAGCCGTTGCTCAGGAACTAGGTATCTCCACCCCGACCCTCCGCGCGCGGATTGCTGACATTCAACAAAAGCAAGGTATTTTACTCCAGTACCGATCAATTCAAGCCCTTCAGTTGACCGAGCTTCAAGCAAGAGTACTTGAAGCTATCACACCAGAAAAGATAGAAGAAGCCCCGCTGCGCGATCTGGTCGCGTCTTATAAGATACTTAAAGATAAAGAACTGAATATTGAAGGAAAACCAAGTGAGATTAAAGGTCTTGTTGCTCACTTGATTTACCTTGAAAAGCAGGAGGCCGCGCTGGCGGATAAGTCCTCCGCGATTGAGGAAGCGATTTTCTCTGACAGCACGAATGAGGAAGAGGACTTGCCGACTACCTCAATTTCCGCGCTTGACGAACAGGAGTTTTAAATGCCTTCAAGTAATTTTTTGTGGGAAAAGCTAATTCCGGAGGAAGCTAAGGATGCCGCGCCGGATTATAAGACTCGTCCGTTTTTGGATAAGGCTCAGCTTGCGCTGGGAATGTATGCGAAGTCAGGGCCCGGCGGGGTAGCTAGTGACAAGGTTAAAAAGCTCATGAAGTACCACGGCGTTTATGGCCTTGAACCGACGAAAGATCCGAAAGTTGCTTCTTTCAAACGAAATGGAAGGAATATCCTTGTACGAGTTGAGGATTAAACCCAGTGCGTTATGTCAAAAATCGACACATCTCGGAAGAAGAGGAAGAAAAGGTGTCGGAAGTGTGGGAAAGGCGGAAGGCTGGAAAGGCATCATGTAACTTACGAGCCTGTGAAAATTTCCAACCTGTGTAGAAAGTGTCATAAGATGATCACAGAGCTGAACACAATGTGCTCGCAGAGCACGAGGCATTTTCATAAACTGAGTAATGGAGAGAGGTTGACACTTTGGAAGGCGTTTTTGGTGAGGTAGATGGAGCTTAGCACTAATATAAATAAATCTGTTGTCGAAAGACTAAAAGCTTGGAGAAATTCTCCTTTGCAGTTTGTAAATGACTGTATTAAAGCTACTCCAACAGAGCAGCAAATTGAGTTACTACAAGCCTTTCCAAAAGGAAAGCGCTTTACTGTGCGATCTGGTCATGGATGCCACGCTAAAGGGACAATTATTCATATGTATCCTTACGGCTTTAAATCTGTTGAGGATATTGAAGTTGGAGATCAGTTAATGGGAGATGATAATTCTCCTAGAAATGTTTTAAATCTTATTCGTGGAAGAGAGCAGATGTATAGAGTAAGATATCATGATAAAACTTATTATGATGTAAACGAAAGTCATATACTTTCAATTATTTGTACTGGTAATAAGTGTGAGTTTAAGACTGGTGATAAGCTTAACATATCTGTTAAAGATTATCTAGCTATGCTGGATAAAAGACCTTCATTAAAGGGAAGATTTGCTGGATATAAGGTAGGAATAGACTATCCAGAAGTTCCGGTTATGATTCCTCCGTATATACTTGGTTTATGGCTTGGTGACGGAACACACACAAGACTTGAATTAACAAATACTGATAGAAAACTTATAGGTATTTGGCAGTTGTTTGGTGAAAGAAACGGTCTTAGAATGTCTGAAGTAAGCGAAAAATCTTATAGATTAGTTGGTGATGCTGATTGTGCTGTGCTAAACGCCTTTAAATACTATAATTTGATTGGAAATAAGCATATTCCAAAAGAGTATTTATTCAATTCGAAGGCTGTTAGGCTAAAATTGCTAGCTGGTTTACTTGATACAGATGGTTACGCAGATACAAGAAATACTCTAATTTTTCAAATAATTCAGAAGCGTGAATCCTTAGCTGAAGATATTCTATTCCTTGCACAGTCCTGTGGTATGCACGCAATTCTTACCGAAAAAAGAAAAACCTGGGAGTACGGAGGAGAAAAGAAGTGTGACATTTACTATGAAGTGTCTATTAGTCGAAACACTCAGCAAATTCCAACGCAGTTAAAACATAAACAGGATGCTGGCAATCATAGCATACAACGTCCAAACTTACACTTTGGCTTTAAAATCGAAAAACTGAGTGTAGATAATTATTATGGCTTTGAGCTTGATAAGAATCATCTTTATGTTCTTGGTGATTTCACAGTAACACATAATACTGGCAAAGATGCTGTTGCTTCTTGGCTTGCATTAAACTTTCTGGTGACTAGACCATTTGCTAAAGTAGTAGTCACAGCTCCCACAAATCGTCAGTTAAAGGATGTTTTCTTATCCGAAATAGCTAAATGGCTACGGCAATCTATTGTTGCGGATGAGTTCCTTGTTAGGCGAGATTCTATCTTACACAAAGAAGCACCAAAGGAATGGTGGCTTCGCTTAATTAGTCCATCTGTTACATCAACAAAAGAAGAGCAGGCAGAAACACTGGCGGGGTTACATGGTGATCACTTATTTATTATAGTGGATGAGAGTTCTGGTGTGCCAGATCCAGTATTTGTTCCACTTGAAGGCGCAATTACTCAGCCAGATAACAAGACACTCTTAATAGGTAATATGACTAAGGGTTCTGGAGTATTCTATGATACACATTTTAATAACAGCATTAAAAATGATTGGATAAGGTTTCATTGGGACAGTCGTAAGTCGTCTAATGTTGATAAATCAATGCCTGACTATTTTGCAGCCAAGTACGGCGTTGAATCAAATATCTTTAGAATCCGTGTTGAAGGAAATCCGCCACTCCAGGATGAAAATACTTTGATTCCCCTCTATGCTGCTGAGCAGTGCATTGGGAATGAGTTTGAAGTTGCGGAAGATGAGCCACTTTATCTTGGAGTTGATGTCGCGCGGTACGGAGATGATGCTTCAATCATTCTCCCCCGGCGTGGCTTGAAGATTTTCCCGTGGGAAACGTTCAGAAAGCTCAATACCATTGATCTTGGTGGATTTATCAATCAGACCTACCAGGAACTTGAGGCCTCAGGCTGTGCGATAGATGTGATTGGGGTTGGGGCAGGTGTTGCTGATTGGCTTGAAAAGAGGAATATGAAAAATCTCTATCAAGTCAACGTGGCAAATTCTTCAAGTGATATTACTAAGTACAATAAATTGAGAGACGAGCTTTGGGTAAGGGTGAGAGACAATTGTTTACTTGGAAAGTACTCATTTCCTGCAGTCAAAGCTCATGGAGAAAAGGAATCCCTCGGTCAGCAACTTGCGAATGAACTTTCTACTGTCCGGTACAAATTCAACTCTCATGGTGGATATGTAGTGGAGAGTAAAAAGGACATGAAGGCAAGAGGAATAGCTAGTCCAAACATCGCGGATGCTCTTTGTTTGACAGAATACTTCCACAACAGCTCGACAAGGGTTTTTGCGAAAGAAAAACCTGAACTTTACTCACGAAGGAGATATGCAAATAGCGGAATTTCTTCTACTTCGTGGCTTGGGGTTTAAAGAAGCTTATGAATTTAGCTAATGTAGACAATGTTCTGTATAATGAACAGGAAAACATTCTTACTGTGCGATATCAGGGTGGAAGTGTTGTGCAGTACAGGCCAGTGAATCCTGAAAATTATACGGAGATTGTTATGGGTAATTGTCTGAGTCAGGCAGTGCAGAAAACAATCCGGCAAACTCATGTTGTTGGGATTGCTCAGCAAAGAGGTCACTAATGACAGAAGAACAAGAACGAAAAATTCTTAGAGAAGCACAGGACAGACTTCGTAAGGCGATGGATGAGGATGAGGAAAATCGCAGGCTTGCTAAGGATGATCTTGAGTTTGTAGCTGTTGATGGCAAGCAGTGGCCGGAGCAGATTAAGGCTGAGCGCGAAGCTGAAGGCAGACCTTGTATTACGATGAATAAGATGTCTGCTTTCATTGATCAGGTTGTTGGAGATCAGCGGATGAACAGACCTTCAATCAGAGTTGTGCCGGTGGATTCGCAGGCTGATGTGAAGGTAGCAAAGATTCTGAGTGGTTGGATTAAGCACGTTCAGCAAGTCTCTAAGTCCGACGTGGCTATAGATCATGGCTTTGAGCACGCAGTAGCTTGTGGGTATGGAGCCTGGAGAGTCACAACAAGATACTCTTCGAATTCAGCTTTCGAGCAGGAAGCTTACATTGAAGTGATTGAAAATGCTTTGGCAGTGTTTTGGGGTAAGCACGTTGAGTATGATTGCTCCGATGCGATGTATTGCTTTATAGTCTCTGACATGGATAGAGATGAATTCAAGGATAAATATAAAGTTGATCCTATGAATTTTAACTCTGCGGGGGATCAGTTTATTGACGGCTGGGCGACCAAGAATACTGTCCGTGTTGCTGAGTATTTTGTGAAAGTTCCAGTTTCGAAAACTATTTATCTCCTTGAAGATGGAAGAGTTGTAGAGAAGCCGAGTGAGCTGGA